GAGTTCAGGTACTGAACCTGAGCATTTCCAGGAGCAATAATATTGGCGTTGTGAACAGCACCTTGATTCTTCATGTAGTAGGTAACCAAGTCCAACACTGCCAGCTTCAAGTCTTGAGGAATCTCTTCAAATCCTGCTGTGTAGGTCAAGCGATAACCGTTGATCAAGTAGTCAAATTGAGAGGTAATAATGGGAAGAATCTGTTGATTTTCCTGGTCTAACACCCAGTCTGTGTATTCTGTTAGTGTACTATAGGTTTTGCCGTAGTCCACACTGTACTCTAAGCCCTGTATTTGAAGAACGGGTGCTTCTGAGAATAACAACACAGGGGTACCGCCATTAAATACTTCTACCTTGCTGTCATCTACCCAGTCTATAAAAGTACGACGGCAGATGTTCTTTACAAACTCACTGACTTTGGGGATCACAGTACTGATCTCTATGTCCTGAGTAGTACTTGTGATACCTTCATAGGCCTTGTATTCATCCAATGTAATTAGGTCCAGACCCATAATATCTCCTTGTGTCTTTTCTAAAGCGGCTTGACCACCTTAGAAAAGACAGGAGCTGTCGCTCCTGTCTTTAAGCAGATTAAACTGCTCCGTTAACGTAACGTAGTGTGGAAACGCCCATAGCGGCAGTACCAGCAACTACATTTGTTAGTTGTGTTACACCGGTACGTAGGGAAGCTACTAGAACACGGCGCTGTGTTTCTACTAGTTCCTGTGTGTCAACACGTAGACCACGCTGATTGCCTACCAAGAAGTTAGCAGGGGCAAAGCAGAAAGCAGCGATGTTGGTTGACAAACCATCAGCAGCCTCAAGAATAGCTGGGAACTCGCCACTTACAACTACTGGTGTGTTGCCGATTAGACCGATTTGACCAGTTAGTAGTGTGGCTTGAGCACCTACCTTGTCAACTGACAAGAATGTGGTGTCGTCAAGTAGGTTGTAGTAAGTTTCTGTGTTAACTACATAGACGAGTTGTGAAGGATCTAGACCCCAGGGACCTAGGTCCTTACGTAGAGCACGTAGCTTGGCAACAGTAACAGGGTTGCTGCTGTCGATCTGAACAGCTGAAGCTGTGTCATACATGGCGATGCCCTTGACAGGATCTGTACCAGAACCAACACCGTTGATCATGGCAGCATCTACAGCACGAGCTACACGGCGAACCATGGCATCACGAACTACAGGCATTAGGGCTAACAGAGCATCTTCCTCTTCTTCGTAGGCCATGTACTCACGGGTAGCTACCTTGTATGCATTCAAGGTAATTTCCTTGAGGGCATGTGTTTGTGTAGAACCGCTGGAAGCTGTGGCACCGAAGTCACTGTTCTGAACCCATGTGGCCTTGCCAGCTTCTGGATTAACAGGAATTGTCATTACGTTGGTCTTCATGGCAATACTCTTCATTAGAGGAGCCATGACTAGACGTCTACGTACTTCGTTTTCCATCTGTAGTGAAACTTCTAGTTCCCATGTGGCAGAAGGAACGTGAGCACCGTACTTTTCAATGATTTCACGACCATAGGTGGTGTCACCAAGAGCCTTGCCAGTTACCTTTGACAATAGAACAGCCTTTTCACGTTCTTCGTATGTAGAAGCCTGTGAAACACCCTTGTCTTGGAAGTTCATCTTGCTCTTTTGGATGGCTTCTAGTTCAGATGCCTTTTCCTTGATAACAGCCTCTAGACCTTCTAGAGCCTTCTTGTTGTCTTGACGCTCTTGTTCAAAACGCTTTGTTACTTCTTCAAGTAGAGCTTCTGAACCAGTGCCAATTGTCTTAATCTGAGCTTCTACTGCTGACTTAACGACAGCGGCGAGTTCAGCCTTTTGTTGTTGTTCCTGGGTAGCCTTCTCTTGGATGGCCTTTTGTTGCTCAGCTAGAGCCTTGGTCGCTTGTTCGGCAGCTTCTTTAGCAGCTTGGGCAAGCATTTGCTTGATTTCTTCTGGATTCATATTCCATTCCTTCTGTGATTTGCTATTTGCTTCCGTACTGGATTCTAGCCCTTTAGCTGAAGAGCCTATGGGTGCAAATTGCTCTTTAAAACTCTTGTAGTCTTCAGCGCTGTCAAACGCTTTACTTAAATCAAAAAGAGTGTTTTGATTTGCGGGTACACTAACCACTGATATTTCTACCAGTTCAAGATCTTTGATTAAAAATACATCAGCATCTGTCTTGTACTCAGCGTCCAAAACTCTGAATCCAATAGAAAATGCTGTTAAAATGCCATCTTTTATTAGTTGAAACTGCTTTGCAGCACTAGAAATTCTGGCTTTGATCCACAAACCTTTAGAATCAGTCTTGTATTCTGTCATACGACCAATGGGCTGGCCATGGTCATGATAGGCCAAAATAACTGGATTCTTGAGATAGTTTGTCATACCCTTGTTCCACACCTGAGTGGGAACAACGTCACCTTGACGATCTGTGTCAACAGTGGAGGCATAGCCTTCAATGTAGATGCTGGTATCACTGCTACCATCGGCTTTAATGGAGAAAGCACTATTAATGTGTAGTACTTTTTCTTTCATGTAATACCTACTTTGTTATCTGGGTTCGGCTTTTTGGGAGCCCCGCCCACGCTTGGATTTGCTGCACTGCCAGCAATATTTGCAGGCACTCTCAGGTCATCATGACCCATTTTGGCCTCGTAGCGCAGTTCAACTCTAGCCTCGTTGGGACTCAAGACCCCACCATTGACCAAGGTTGTGTAGTATGCAGCCAGATCTTTGATATCTGGCTGTAGAGCGGATACTGTGGATGTAATTGCTTCTACATCGTATCCGAAAAATCTTTCTATGCCGCTGACATAGCGTGTAATGATAGGCATTACAGTTTCTAGGTAGAACAGTCTCAAATTGGGACTGATATTAGCATTGTTTCCACCATTTAACAAGATGGGCGGTACGCCCAGACTTTTCAGGATTTTTTCATCGTGGGTTTTGATCGACTGATCAAAGTCCATCTCCTTGAATGAATCCTGTGTGATGTTGGCAGGATTCAGCCCTGAATCCAAGATCATGGGCTTTCTGGCCCCGTTCTTGGGTGAGTATTTTGCTACCCAGTTTTGAATAGTACGTTCTTTTGCAACTTGTGATAGGGTATTATCTGAGGTCAAGATCAGTCCCATGACAGCTCCATTATCAAAGAACTGCTCTTGGAATGTCTGCATCTTGTACATGATCTTGATGTTGCGGTCTGCACTCTGCAAACGACTAGTACCACGATAAATGGAGTGTGAGTTCAAGTCCTTGATGTGGATGACCTCGTCGGGCTTGAAGATGGTCTCGTTGTTGTAGTTGTAGCAACGAACAAAGGTCTTAGGGTCACTCTCTATGATGACCCTGGAAGCCGGCAAGTGGTACATGTAGGCCCCATCCCAGTAGATAAAGATGTTACCCTCTAGGACAAAGTCTATGAAAAGATTTGTTCTGAATTCTTGGCTACTTTGATAGGGATTGGGCTGATAGTTTAACAAATTTACAAGAGTCTTTTGACGAACTCCTTGTACCTGACCATCAATCTTTTTGTCTTTGACGTCGTAGTCCATGGAACTACAGGCACTCACAATCATGTTTGTGCCGCGATTAACTGTCTCCAACTTTTCAAAGGCTTGTTGATAGCCCAAGACTTGGTCAGTTGAAATTCTCAAGCCCTGTTCGCGGGCAATAATGTACTGTGCTGGATTGGACTTCTCAAAAAGTCCCCAGGTTCTGGGATCATACCATGTCATAAGTCACCTAGTAGAACTCACTAAAGGGCGACAGGTGATGAGGTTTCTTAACTCCAACATCCCCACCCACAGCTTTAGCTTTTTGTTTCTCGATCCACTGGGCTTGCAGTTTGGCAGTGTTCAGAGCCGGAGCTTTACCGTAGACCGCATGCAGTTTGACGTGGTGAGGATTACACAGGGTAAACACCTCATCATAGATCTCTGACCTGTGGTCCTGAATAAATTCGTCTCTGACAGCTAAAATGCCCTCATCAGTGGAGACGTCATAACCCGTCTTATCCACCCAACGTTCTAGTAAGAGGGTGATGCTGTGGGTATGGTGAAGTTCCAAGTCCGTGTTGGTGTTACAAATATAGCAACCAGATTGCTTTTCGTAAGCAGCCTTGGCTCGGTCCCTGATCCATTTGACAGGAATTCTTTTATTTGTATTCTTGGCCATGTTTTTTTGGAACCTTCAGGAAATAACCACAATTATAACCCCAAAGCAACATACTGTCAAGGTTATTTTTGGTGAGCTATAGTGTAAAGGTGTATAAACAGTAACGCAGGGCGTCGGCAATGTGTGATACTCGACTATGCACCGGCTTTTCACGGGTTAAACTCTGGTTACTATCCCACTGGTACTGGTCCAACATCTCTAAAGTGTGTTTACAATCTGGGTGCACTTTTAACCGGTTTTGATCTATCAGAGTCTGTACATAGGCAATGCCTGGTAGTACATCCTTTTTGGCCTTGGTAGTAGAAATATCATAGGTATAGGCCAAGTCTGATGCAAACTGTGCAGCTGCTGAGTCTATGAATATACTCTCTATTTGGTAGTGGTCAATCAGCTTTTTAAAAACCTCTGCATGTACAGCAGTAGTGCTCTCTGCTTCCAGGTACTCTGCAATAACATGAAAGTAGTCACCATGAGGATTGTAGGCTACCACTACCAGGGCCGTGGGATCACGGTAGCCTGGGTCAACTCCTGCAATATATTCCACACCGTCTTGGTCTTCAAACTCACACACCATGTGGTCTGTGACCTGGTAGATCTGACCCTCGTATGAATTAAAACTGGCCATGTACTCCTGCTCAAACTGAGCCTTGGACATTGAGTTACGGGCCTCCTTAACGTCAGATTCTGACATTCGGACGTTTTCAGTATAGTCTGCTCTGAGTGAAATCCACTCTGGGTAGGTCTCACTAAACCCACGATCCCAGAATTTTGAAAACCAGTTGTTTTTGCCACGAGGGGTTGAAATAAAGATGGCCTTTGAACCGGGTCGGTCCAGAGTAGGTCGGAGTGCAACATTAAAGGCGTCTTCGCCATCGTCTCCTAGAGCGGCCTCGTCAAATATTATGAGATCATAACTTCGTCCCACTGAACTATCCACGGTGGAAAGGGACCCCATTCTGATGGTACTACCGTTTGACAGCTCAATGATCTTGTCTTTGATGTTGTCCTTTGTCAACTCTAAATCAAACTGACGTATAAATGTTCGTTGTAGGTCAAATGATATGGTTGAGAGGTTGTAATTGGGACTCATGATCAAGACATTGCATCCAGGGATCAACACCACCAATTGTCCTATCACATTGGCAATAAACGTCTTGCCCAGACGACGGGAGAGAGCTGCACAGATGAAGCGATACCGGGGGCTATTGACTGCATTGATCAAGGCCATCTGAGGACGGTTCAGGTTGTCGTAGACTGGGTGACCACTCCAGGTCAATAATTTCAGGTAGTTTTCAATGGGAAGTTTGATGAAGCGCGTGGTAGAGGGGTAGGGATAGAGGGCTTCCCCCGAGATGTCATGTCTGGAAATTTCTAGGGTCAAGATTGTCCCCTCATCAGCTTTTCTAACAGTGTTCCGTAATTACCTTGTGGACTTTGGTCATTGATCTGTACGTTGACCTGTGAACGGATGTTATTGTTCTTGGTCTTCAACTTCTCTAGAGCAATCTCACGGTCCATGATCTCCATGGTCATCTTGTGTGATAGGGCCAGGATCTCTACAATATCTTTGGAGCTGCCCACCCCCGCCTCGTCCATTTCCTCGAACTTTTTTGAGATCAGGGCATCCATGGCTCGTCTCATTTTAAAGCGATTGTTGAAGCCCAAGTCCTGAAAGACCTGATCTACATAGCGTTTGACTTCTGGACGGTCTAGGGTCTTGGTCACCAAGTCACGGTCGCAATCCAGTTCTTCACAAACCTTGGTGATATCCTGTAAGACCAAGTATTGGTTGGCAACCTCTAGGGCTTCTGGTGAAATCTGGAGTACTTCGGCTGGGTGGGTGGTGGGCAGTGAGTTCATTAAGCTATTTCTATGTTGAGATCTTCGCCTTCGTTCTCTGTTAGGTGAACCTCTAGCATTCCATTCTGGAATACTACTCGGTCTACACTGACATTGGGGGCAATGGGAAATGTCTTCTTGAATTGGCGAGTTGCAATACCCTGGAATAGGTACTTCTTGGCTGGGGTGGCACTACGATCACCCTTGACCTGAAGACCGTAGTCGGTCTGGGTCACAGTGAGGGAGCTGCGGTCAAAACCCGCACAAGCTAACTCC